TGCTGCGAGTGTGGCAGGAGAGGTGGCTGAGGAAGCGGTTACGCCGCCTCCTGGCACTCCGATTGATACCCCGCAGGTGACTGCTGGCGGGGCCAAACCCACCGTAATTAGCGCTGATATACGTCTTGGCTTTGGCGCAGCCCCGCGATTATCTAGGTGGGGGGCATATGTAAATACTTTTAATGACATACTAGAACATCTGCCAGGCCATCCAAGAATAAGACCAAAGAAAGAACCCGGTTTATACGAACAGGTGGCATCTGCCGTCAAGGCTAAATCAGATGTGGAACTCCAGATGGTGGGCCACGGTACAAAGCTTCGCTCCTATATACGCGAAGGGAAGAAGGTCTTTGGGGCGTTTGATGAGAATGGGCGCATCATGGATCCAAACTTCTTGAATAGAGCCCAGGATGACATTGGTGGCAATATATACGTGCTCACACGGCCTACGATACAGGATGTCGCAGCCCGTCTGGATACGTACAGGCCGTTTATGACAGATGAGCAACTGAAGTTTATGGAGTCACTACGGAATGTCTTTGAGAATGGGACATCGTGGACGGAAGGCGGCGTAACAAGGGAGATGCCCGGCTGGAACGCTGTATTGCGACAGGAGTTGCGAGGGTGGAATCCCAACAGAGTGCGTCCCGATGTTGAAGCCGGTGGTTTCTATCTGTCTCGTGGCCCAGCAAAGCCACCGGGTGCATTTAGTCAAACTGGAGACAATGAGCTCCTGAAATCATTTACGGCTAAGGGGCCACAAAAACTCAGCAAGCGCATCATTGCCGAGAACCGCGCACGTAGTCCATCTATGGGCAATGCGATTGAAAACGGAGTTGTTTATGACACGTTTGAAGATGCGATGGTTGGGCATATCAACGATGTAGCGGAAAAGCTAGCCGGTATCAACCTTGGCAGAACGATTGGAACTACCAACCGCAACATCCCTAAGCTATTGGGTAGAAAACGGGTCGGGGTAACTACAGCTAAATCTTTAGCCGATCAGTTAAAACTGGGCAAAATCCCAACTATCGGGCCGAACACAAAAATTGATGACGAGTTGGTAGCTGCTATCACAAAGCAACTCAAGGAACCGTGGACTCGTAAAGTCGCAAACGCTCCTGTCCTTAAACAAGTCAATGATGTATACCGAGGTTTTAAGGCAAACGCGGACTTTTCTGCACTTGGCATTCATGGTGCCTTTGCTGCATTTAGAGACCCAGTACTGTGGGGTAAGGCCGCAAAAATATCACTGAGAGCCTTTATGAGGAGAGATAGTCTTGGTGTGGTAGACGATATGCTCCGTAATGCTGATGAGGCGGCGCGGGCGAAGGGTCTGCTGGACTCAGTTTTCTGGTCAACGGCAAGACTACATATTGCAGCGGGAGGCACTGAGTATGCCATACCGTTTATGGGCCGATTGGCGCAGGGTAGAATTCCCGTTGTTAAGCAGGCCGCCCAGTTGTTTGAACGATTCAACCTTAGCTTTGGAGTGTTTGGTGATGCCTTGCGACTGGATTGGGCCAACAAATTGCTGGCAGCGGAGCTACGAAAGGGAAGGACGCTGAAGGAACTCTGGGATCTCGGGGAGGTGCGTGAGATGGCGAGTATCGCCAATAAACTCACGGGATGGTCAGAAGGACGGTTCGGTGGGGATATTGGGGAGGTGCTCCTCTTTGCTCCGAAGTATTTCCAGTCTCGTCTTGAAAGTTATGGACAGGCACTCTCAGGGCTGGGTCGTTTGGTGACACCAGGAGTTAAGCAGACAATTCAAGGGCGAGAGGCTCTCAGAACAATTGCACAGACCATTTTCTTCGCAAGTGCAATGACGGAGATTATTAACGCAGCATTAGGCAATGAGACAGACAGGCGTCCGTGGGTGAATGGTCGCCCAAACCCTAATTTCTATGTGATTAGTTATGGGGGGCGGGACTTCTCTCTGTTCGGCCCCTCAGTGGGCTTCTTCCAGGCAATTGCGAATACTGTGACAGGGCATCCTGAACGAGCGCTGCGGAGTTTAGGTAGTGGGTGGTCGAGGCTGGCTTGGGATAATTTGGTGTCTGGCTACTCATTTTCGGGTGAAGAGGCTTTGATAACAAGGGACGAGTTGGGAACGTTGAAGTTCACTAACTCAGTTCGGGCAATGGAATATCTGGCTGAGTTGGTTACTCCTATAGCCCCGGGACAGGCTGGTGAACAGCTTGTAGATGTTGCGCAGCAACTCCCAGGGGCTGTACGGCAGATACGTGGGATAGAGCCAGAAGAAGAGATAGTGGGGCCAAGTCCAGTTGAGAGAGTTGTCGGCGGCATTGTAGCAGTTGGGGCAGAGGCAATAGGTGGACGAGTTAGCCCACAGAGCCGTAGTGATTGGGAGAATATGATTGCTCAAGAGCAATTTGACATGGACTATGATGACCTTGATAACACTGTAAAGCCCGTTGTCGATAAATTGGTGCTTCAAGAATATGGGGAACAAGTATACCGGGGGCCCAAGGGTCACTTCTACAAAGAGAGAGATGCTATAAACGCTACATTCTTGGATGCGGTACAGGACACAACAACGTCATGGTTGTTGAGGGGACCTAATAGTGAGGAGTATAGCCCGCCCAATGCCAGATCGGAATATCAGTCAGCAATAGCAGCTCGCCGCGGGGCTCTGTATGGTGTCCAATATAGACCTGACAAGGGCCGGACTGTTGGCGGTGTGCATGAGTCCCTCTATGATAGAGATAAGGAACGTGAAGTCCCAAAACCAGGCAAGAGAGGCACCCCAGAGCGTAAAGAGTACCTATTGTGGCAGTATTATAATCTTATCCCAAATGCAACTGACGAAAAGGGTAGAGTTGATTGGGAGGAATACGATAAGCTCTCTAGTGCGTTCTGGTCTAGCTTGAGCCATGAGGAAGTGGATATAGTTTTAGCTAATATCCGAGTTATTGAAGGCGAGACACCCAAAGAAATGCAGACTCTACTAGATGCAGGTCGGTATGCACAGGCCGTCCAAGTCAATATAGCTGGACGATCAATGTCCTTTTGGGATATTGAGGATATCCCGGAAGTGCGTAACACCATTGCGCGTGATGCCCGTGCAACACGAGCGCAGGTGGACAAATACATGGATGCTACAGTCAAGAGGCGAGATTACCTGGAAACCAATAATGCTATCTATGAAGAGATTGGCTCTGCCCTCCGAAATGCACGGGACCTGGACGAGGGAGTCCTTGGGCGAAAGAGATGGGAGTTTATGAATAAAGCTCCAAAGGCATGGCTACTGGCAATGATTGCGGCTGGTTATTACATACCGAAAAAAGTGGAGATTGGGAAAGTGCTTAAAAGGCAGGGGGAATATAGCACAATAACGGAACAGCCGTATGCTAATCTCTACCGAAATGCTCTTGCCCAGAGATAATACCACTATATGTTGTGTGCTTTACAGATTAGTGTAAGATATGTAGAGGAAAAGGAGTGATATAATATGGTTATGTCAACGGAACCACAGGAATTGGATGAATCTGTAGATATCGCAGAACCCGCTGTCGCAGAGGGAGAGAGCCCGGTTGAAGAGCCGGAGGCTATTGAAGCTGCGCCTACCGGGGAAGTAGAAGCTACCCATGCTGGGGCCACAGACGGCTCTGCAAATGTCGTAGCAGCACCACCACCACCCCCTCCGCCGGCTACCCCACAGGTTGACCAGAAGGCTCTCCAGGAGTTGCAGCAGCGCCGGGCCATGGAGCAGGAGCGCACATGGCGGGACCAGGTGGGACGTGCGGCACGGACTTATGAGCAGCAGCTCCAAGAAGCCGGGTACATGCCTGAGCAGGCCCGTGACCAGGCTAGGCGCTATGTGCAGCAGGAGCAGAAGTTTCGGAAACAGGACGAAGAAGCTGCAAATATGATTGGGTACGTCCAAGGCCGCCAGTCAGCGGCTGTCCATTTCATGAAGAAGCATGGGCTTGCGAACAAGCAGATGCTTGACGACCTCATGGCTCTTCAGCAGACGAATAGCCCGGCGGAGATGGAGAAAGAAGCCCAGAGGATGAAGAATGACCGGGCTCTTCGGGCAGAGAATGCCCGGCTAAAGCAGGGTCGAGTAGCACCACAGGCTTTTGATAACAGCCAGGGTGCAGCGGAAGCGTCGTCGAATGACAACCGTCTCCTGGATGCGTACAATAGTGGGGACAGGTCTGAAGCGGCGGTCCGAGCGGCGAGAAGACTAGCGTTAGGGTCATAAAGGAGGCCAAGAATGGCACAAACGGCAACGACTGGCAATCTGGAAAATGCACAGAGGATCATTATCGCGTCGGCGCGATACACAGAGGAGCACAATGCTCCGGCTATGGCACTTGTTGAGCAGTTTACCCTGCCCAAGGGTTCCAAGCAGGTCACCGTCCCGAAGGTGGGACAAATGACCATGTCGGACCTAGTGGACGGCCAAGACATAATCGACGAGGAAGATATTGGGATGACCACCGTTGATCTTACAGCGGCTGAGGTCGGAGCCAAGATCATCATCACCGATAAGTTGGCACGGCAGAGTTCCGAGAACGTGTTCTCGATCATCGGGCGACAGCTTGGTGATGGCATGGCGCGGAAGAAGGACACAGACGTAACGGCATTATACTCAGGCTTCGGCACCGACATCGGGGCTGCTGGCCGGAGCATGAGCCTTGCCAACGTGTCCGCAACCGTTGCCTATGCAAAGGGCAACAAGTTCGGGTCACAGGTCTACATCGTCCAGCACCCGTTTGCGGTGTGGGACATTGCCAACACTGCGGTGACGGCATCAACAACCTACCCGGTGCCACACGGATGGTCAGAGGATCTGCTGGGGAACTTCTTCAGCGGCCTTCGTCCCATCAACGGGGTTCCGATCTTTGAGGATGGTAACATCACCATCGACTCCAGCGATGACGCTGTTGGTGTCTGCTGCGACAAGACGGCCCTTGCCGTCCTGAAGAGCGTGGATACTCGGACAGAGCGTCAGCGGGACGCATCTCTCCGCGCCACTGAGGTCGTGATGACCAGTGACTACGGTGTATTTGAGTTGGACGACAGCAAGGGTGTTGCGCTCACGCTGGATGCGGCTACGCCTGCAACCTCCTAAGTAGAGGAGTAGGAAATGGCAATAACGACTAAGGAACGCACTGAGCTGCGTAAGGATTTGGTCGGTCAGGGATACCACTGGGACTACATTGATGAGTGGCAACCCAAGGTATCCCTGTATAGACACCGAGCTATGATATCTCCAAGCGGGGAGCTCGTTAGTGATGTCGGGACAAAACTCGACAACCTTCCGGGGAATCCTGACTACGTGAACCGCAAAGGGAGGCAGGGTTTATATCCTTGGCCTCCCGGAGATACCTGTACGTGTAGGTGGTGTGCAACGAGGGAACCTATATCCCAAGCATCCCAGTCTATAGCGCCTCCTATAGAGAAGGCGGTAGAGAAGGTTGTGGAAGAGGACAGGTCCCCCAGAAGAGGAAAAAGGCGAACAGGGCCTTGGTTTCAGCAAAGCTAGGTGTAAAGAAGGCCGTGCCTAGCGCACAAATTTACAACGGCGTTCGCAGGACTGTGAGCCTGTAAAGTTAAGGAGGATCTTAATGGCATTCCCAACGACGGTTTATCTAGGCTATGGCATGGAGAAGACGGAGACTTCTGAGCAGAAGCAGAAGCTCGGTACCCGCGCAGAACTACCAGACGGCAGAGTGTTTTACTATGCCAAGTGCAGCTCAACGGCAATCACTCCCGCAGGGAAGATAGTGGACGGCGTAGCAGCCGTAGCCGCACACGACATGGACCTTGCTGCAACGGCGGCACAGTCGGCCGGCGACACGACTATCAGCATTGAGGTTCCCACGACTGACCTGACAAAGAACCAGTATGCTGACGGTTACCTGATTTGCAATGACGGCCCTGGTCAGGGAGAGGTGTATCGAATTAAGTCTCACCCTGCCCATGATGCGTCTGCTGACAATACCGTTATCATCACGCTTGATGAGCCAGACGGCATAAGGACAGCACTGACAACATCGTCGCTATTTGGCTTGGTATATAACCCATACACCAACGTCAAAATCGTAGACGGTGATGGGACGCAGACAACTGGCCCACTAGGGGTAACGGTCATCCCGGTCACGGCAAGCTACTACTGCTGGATACAGACAGCAGGTATTGCCTCGGTACTGTCGGGAGCAGCGGTTGCTGTTGTTGGTGACGCTGTTGGCGTTAGCCAAGCATCAGGCGAGTCTGGCGCATTTGACCTGTGGGACGCTTCCTCAGAAGAGGATACCCGACCAATAGGTCATGCAATGACCATCCCATCTGTGGATACTGACAATCAGGTCGTGATGTTGGCTATCCGCAACTAGGAATAAGGAACATGGCAACTGAGCTATGGACTCCGGCGGGGACTGCCTACAACGGCATAATCCCCGCCGGCAGGAATATGGAAACAGGGAGCCAGATCGTGTCCCACCAGATACGGGTGGAGGCTAAGGATCTCTTTGGGAAGGTGCATAAGCAGATCATCCGGGTGCTTGCTGACGATGAGACCTCCCAGTCAGAGATAGAGGACATGATGGGCCACGCTGCGGAGAACTTCGTGGCTGAGGTGCGCGAGAAGTATACCAAGCGTCCTGCCACAGAGAACGAACGTAAGCAGATAGGAAAGGCCCTCAACGAGTATCTGAATAACCGGACAAAACGCAGAGAGAGTACATCCAATAAGATTTATTTTGAAGGAATAGGAAATGGAAAAACAAACAGACATACCATTAAGCGTCACCACTGAGGATGTCCAGGCAGTCCTGCAATCTAACCCCATGATGGCGATGCAGGTCCAGAACCAAGCGCTGATGCGCAAGGTCAGAGAACAGAATATCGAGGTATCCAGGTTAACCGCGGAGTTGGAGAAGGCACAGAACGGCAAGTCTAAGAAGGAGGGGTAGCTATGCCAGTAGTTGGCGGTAAGAAATTCCCTTACACGGCGGCAGGCGCTGCCGCTGCCAAGCGTTACGCTAAGAGTTCCGGCAAGAAGATGACCCAGAAGAAAAAGAAAAAGGGAGGGTACTAAATCATGGTAATGATGCCACCTGGTGGAATGAGGCCTCCTGGACCTCCTCCTGGGCCACCACCCGGGCCTCCGGGGCCTGGCGGACCTGGCGGACCTGGCGCAGACCCTATTTTTGCAGCGGCTCTTAAAATAGTCATGCCTACTCTCCAGGGCATTATGGCAACGCTCACCCCGCAAGAGGCTCAACGAGTCTTAGCTGGTGGGCCTAGTCCTGGTGGCCCTGGTGGTCCTGGCCCTGGTGGGCCGAGGCCGATGCGACGCCCAATGCCTGGTCCTGGGCCTATGCCCGGACGTGCGGCACCGGGTGGGCCACCGAGGCCGATGCGGGGAGCCATGCCCAGAGGGGCAGCCCCTGCACGAGGTGCGGCTCCAGCAAGGGGGAGAAGGGCTGCTGCTCCTGTGCGTACCCCGGCACGACGGGTTGCTCAGAGGGCTCCAGTTCGTCGGCGCTAAATTGATATTTATGAGGGACAACAATGCCAGCAATACAGGGGAGAACTCGTGAGCAGTTACGACAGCACATAGGCTATGCTCTCGGCGGACTCTATGTGTCTGCTGCCTCAAGCAGTGGCAGCACCACAACGCTACTGGACAACACCCTTGTCCTTGGTGGCGCGGATACCAAGATAGGGAAGTGGATACGTTTCACAAGCGGCGATAATGATGCGCTCACTCGCCGTGTGACTGATTCTGCCATTTCAAGTAACGTCACCACGCTTACGTTTATGCCTGCCGCAACTTCGGCCACGGCATCGGAGTCCTACGAGTTGTGGGAAGGGTCTTATAGCCCTGACACGATTGATGACTTTATCAATCAGGCTATCCTTGCGGCAACTGGCTGGGTCTATGACCCGATAGAGGATATCAGCCTACATGGAGACGGGAAGCAGGCAAGGTTCGATATCCCGTCCAACATCTCGATGATCTCCAAGGTGGAGTACCGCCATAAGGTAAGCTCCACACGCATCCATGCGGCAGCATCCACCTTTGACGAGAAAACTGACGGCGACTTTACCCAGTCACTTGATACCAAGGATAGGAAGCAGGGTACACAGTCCCTGAAATTGGTCATAGCCGCTGGTGCCTCGGCAGGGGATTTTGTTACCGATAGCATTACCAGTAAGGATCTCTCCGGCTACGATACCATAGAGATGTGGGTAAAGAGTACGGTTGCTACTAGTGCAGGGAATCTAAAGCTGCTTCTTGATAATACGGCTGCATGTGCAAGTCCCTTGGAAACACTCAGTATCCCTGCCCTATCGGCAGATACTTGGACATTCGTAAGGATGTCGCTTGCCAATCCCGAGACAGATACGGCGATCATATCCGTGGGCTTAGAATACGATGCTGACATCGGGGCCGTTACGGTATGGATAGATGATATCGTAGCCGTGGCGAACGATACCGCCGAATGGGAGACATTGGATCGTCGCTACTGGAAGATTGACAAGGAGGCCCGTGATCTGATCCTTGTCAGGGATGGGCAATGTGCAGCGGGATATGCCTTAATAAAGATCACTGGAGGCGACAAGCCTGCCTTACTCTCATCGGATAGCACGACCACGGAGATCGACGAGGACTATATCATCGCCAGTGCGGTGAACATAGCCTTGTTATCTTCTTCAGGCGGTCCTGCCACCGATCCTGACGCTAGGAGGCAACTCAGCGCCTACTGGGCGCAGCAAGCCGAGAGAGCCCGTAGGGCGTTCCCTATGCTTGCTAATGTCAGGTCGGTTGACTGATGGCGAATTCGGTTGTTGAAGCTAATGAAGTCTTCCTCAACGGAGTGTACTATCCCACTACCCGCCCCGTTCGTTCCACGCTAGCGTCCATCTACCCAGCCAAGGTGGTCATCGGGGACACCACCAAGGACTCGCAGCTCCGATCCAGCATCATCGCATGGGCCGACTGGCGTGGTGGCATCGGCATCAACCGCATGGAGGGCGCAGGAGGCGTCAACAGGGCGTGGTACTCAACGTGCCAGCTCAGGTACAAGAACCACCTAGTCCTCCCGGGCCTAGCCACTGAGTCCAGCAGCCCTTCCCACAGCCTCACAGACGCTACGATAGGGGCCATCAACACGCTGTCTAGTGAGGTTTATGCCTTCTGGAATGGCTCGGTATCGGAGAGTCCGAAACTCTTCAAGTACAACAACACTGGTGACAGTTGGGGCTCTGCACTAACACAGAGTGCCACTGACCAGGTAACGGACAGCGTGGTATTCACGGACGCTGGAGGCACAACGTACTTGGTGTTTGCCCACTACGATACCAATGGGAGTGGGTACACGTACTCCTCAGACGGCTCCAGTTGGACTACTGATACCACAGATACGAAGTATGTGACTGTTTGGGATGAGCGTTTATGGGGGATATCCCACGTAGGCCAGCTCTGGTACGCCACGACCATCGGCACTGAAGTGAATGATGCCGTCCTGCCTTTGCCGGATGGCTCAGTTACTGCCCTATTTGTGGCACGTAATGCGGCTGGGATACCTATCATCTATGCTGCTACAACGGAAGGGCTATTTGCTCACAATGCTGACAATGCAATGTTTGAGGAAACTCAGATGGCTTTCCCTACCCACCCTGACAATGGGAAGGGGACAGTCCGGTGGCGTGACTCGGTGTACATTCCGGCTGGAAACGGGATCTATAAATATATTAATGGCAGCAACGCAGCCGTTATCACGGTGGTGGGACCTGATAGGGATGATGGGCTACCCTCTGATAAGCGTGGAGCCATCAGGATGCTTGCCGGGACGCACAATGAGCTCCTAGCAGGGCTTGATGCCCAGACAGCCCCTTCTACGATATCCTCGACTGATATGCCCTATCAGTGGTCAAGTCATCAAGGATCCCCGGTTATTGCCGGGGATAGCGGGTACAGCCTTATTGCCGGATACAATGACATGGGATGGGAAGTGAAGTGGCAGGCGAGTACCTCGGGAAAGGCTATTGATTCCATCCACGTTTCCGGTGCCTACTCCAAGTACCGTGTCTGGTGGGGGCATAATGACATCGTGCATTTCATGGACTTGCCAAAAGATGTCATAAATCCTTCAGAAGTGTCTGAGTTTGCCTACGCCCTCCAGGGAGTCCACGAGACACCGTGGTTCAATGCGGGGCAGAGTGAAGTTGACAAACTGGCACTCAACTTACGGATTGAGGCACAGGATCTCACCACCACTGAGAAGATCAAGGTGGAATATGCCACGGACTACTCTGAGTCCTATACCACAGCCGTGGGTACGCTGGACTCCAGTGAGATGGGAGCGGCGTCAGGGACCTACACCTATACATTTGGCAGTAGCTACGGCACGGCGTTCAGGGCCATCAAGTTCAAGCTAACCCTGAATCGCTCTACCGCCACATCGACGGGGCTTGAGAAGTTCGAGACACCCGATGTGGTATCGCTCACCCTTGAGTACCGCAAGAAGATAGCTGCCAAGTGGGGACACACGGTGGATGTGGATCTGACCAACGAGTACAAGGGCAATGTTCCGAAGGACCTCCGCTCTAACCTGATTAGCGCCATCGAGAGTACAACTCTGGTGGAGTTCACCTTCAGGGATGACAGTGGCGGGACGAGGAATTACTACGTGGATGTGGTGGCGGCTCAGGGAATGGAATTTACAGGACACGACGAACGTGGATCAACCACGATACAAGTCGTGGAGCCATAGGAGAAGGATATGAGAGTGGATGCAGGGGTAGTAACGGTTACTTCAGCAGGTACGGCGGTACAGGCGATTAACGCGACGAACCGCGTCAAGTATGCGAAGTTCAAGGCGCTGGCTGGGAACTCCGGGTTGGCCTATGTTGGGGTATCGGACGTTTCAGCCTCACTTGGCTATGAGCTGAGTGCAGGGAATGAGATAGCCCTGAACCTGGGTGAGTTTGGAGGCAGCGTGCCGGCAAGCGTATTCTATGCGGATGCCGCGACTAATAATGACAAGGTGTGCTGGATGTTCATCTTGGAGGGCTGATATGGCGGGTAAGTGGATTCAAAAAGCCATCAAGAAGCCCGGGGCATTGCGGAAGTCACTCGGTGTCAAGGAAGGGAAGACGATACCTGCGGCTAAACTGAAGGCTGCTTCCAAGAAGGGTGGCAAGCTGGGGCAGAGGGCCAGGCTGGCGGTAACGCTGAAGAAGATGAACAAGAAGTAGATGACAACGCAGCCACAAGTGCAAGCCCCTCCGAATTGGCCGGGTTCGGTCCCAGAG